TCTTTGTATTCTTCATTTCTACCTCTTAAATCTCTAGCTTCCGCTAACAATGTATTATATTTGTTTGCAACCTCATTGATTGTCATTGTTGGTTTTTTAGATTCGTTTTTATAACCTAAATGTATATCTCCAGATTTTTTACCAGGGAATGAATCAGCTCTACGTTTACCAGCAATAGTTTCATCAACCATTTCTTCTTCTTCTTCAGTTTTCTTAACACCTGACATACCTTTAGGTAAATCAGTTGGTTGTGTTTCAGCGTATTCTTCCAAATCACCTTCAGACATAACCATGTCACCTTCAGCGTGAGCATATTTTACAGCATCATCATCGAATCCAGCACCAAATTCATCAGCACCACCTTTAACAGCTTTTTTACCATCAATGTTTTCCATTTCTTCAAGTGCAATTTCATACATAACCTCGTCAACTTCTTCTTCTTCACCACCAAATTCATTAGCACCACCTTCAGCACCAAATTCATCAGCACCAAATTCATCAGTACTAATTTCAGTACTATCAAGTTCAGATGTACCACCATTAGTTTTAATGATAAATTTTCCTGGTTCATTTACTGATAATTTAATATCACCAGTTTCATCGTCAACAACAACTTCGATTTCGCTATCACCAGTTAACTCTTTGTAAACCTTGATAACGTCATCATCGGACGCTTGAGTCATATCTCTTACTTCTGTGTCTCCTCCAAGCGGTTCAGCGCTCATTCTCATATTGTCACCACCATTTAGGTCGTCACCTTCTTCTGAGTCATCAGATGTAAATTCAGAATCGTCAGCAACTTCTTCTGAGTCATCAGCTGCATCATCAACAACTTCATCATCAGCTGTTACATCAACATCTTCTGTTTCTTCATCAGCATCTTCTTCAACATAACCTTCTTCCAAAGATTCTTTCACTAGTCCGTCAATTTCTTCAATAGCTACACTACGAAGTATTTCTTTTGTGTTGGCGTTAAGTGCCTCTTGGATTCTCTTTGCATCCAAAAGAGCGCTTTCAATAATTGATTTATTTTTTTCTGCCATTTTTTAATGTTTTTTAAAATATTATTAAAGGGAAATACCCCTTACTTGTTTATAAATATGTTTATTTTATCAAAAAGCTAAATTTTAAAAAAAAAATTGTTTTTTAATTAATCTAATAAAAATTTATCTAAACCATCGATTAATGTATTTTTTTTATTTTCTACTGATTCAACAAATGGTCTAGCTTCCATTTTATCTTTAAACATCCATGAACCAGGTGTGCTAGGTGCGGTTACAACATCCCAACAAATAATTTCAAAATCCTCTTGAACTATGTGGTCATCACCAACTTCTCTTAATGAACCAACACCTCTAGATGATACACCAATCATAATATTATTTCTTAAAAGATTGGCAACTTCATCACCTTTAGTTGATACAATTCCATAATTAATATATCCTGGAGTCATTAATATTTCCATTTTACCCATTAATGTTTTACCTTCCCACCAAGTTTCAATTATATTGTGTGATACTCTATCACCAGCAATAATTGAAGACTCTGGGTGGTCTAATTCACCAATAGCTCTTCTTTCTCTAATTAATTCTTGGTACCTATCAACTTCTCTTTTTAAAATAGATTCTGGGTATATTCTACCATTTCTATTTTTTACACCATATTTCTGTAAGACTACATAAACCACTAATGGTTCGTGAACTGATGGATGTATACCAGATTCTAATTTTTTCATCTCAGTTACGAATGGTTTATTTCTTTTATCATCTGGTGAAATATAACCAGCATCAGATTCAATTAAGAACCCAAAACCACTTTGACCAGCCTTTAATATTTTAATATCTGACATATTGTTTTTTTATTAATAAATATATCATATAAAACAAAAAACCCCGAACTAATTCGGGGCTTACTTATTTTTTACTTTTATGAAATTCAAAGTGTGATGAATTGTCAAATACCTTTAATATTATATCTCCAGTTATTTCTTTAATGCAATCCTTTATTTTTTTATCTTGTATTTTAAAATTATTAAGTTTGAATAATGTAATCTCACAATTCATATAACTCTTTTTATCAAAAGATATTCCAGAGTTTCGCATATCTAAATCAACTATTGTTCTATTGATATCAAATAATGTACTATCCAAGTTATCAAATAGTGTTGTTTTAATTTGTTTATTCATTTTTCTGATAATATCAGAATAGTTAATATCCCCATCAACAATTGGTTTACCCCATGCTGATATTGTTAAGTACATTGATTTTGGATTTTTATTGTCTATTGTTCCAGTAACAATTTTGTAATTCTTAAATAAATCTAATTTCATTTGTTTTCCCGTTTTAAGCATACCCATATTTTTTATTTAAGTATACTCAAAATATTTCAATTAGTCAAGACCTATTAACTCTACCGATGAACACTAAACCATTAATTTCTGGGAAATATTTACCCTTCCAAGTTACCTTAAGATTCTTACCATCTTTCTTAATTAATTCTGATGTAAATGAATCAAATTTATTATCATTTTTTTTAATTCTATCAACATTATTTAAGACTTTATTTAAATCATATTTAGGTATAATATTTTCCCAACCTAAACCAATACAGTGTTGTTCACTAAATCCAGTAACTAACTCCCAGTCACCATTAGCGGCAACAAATTTATCAGTTATACTAGATTCAATAAATCGAATAACATAATCATTATGTTTTTCTGATAATCTATCAACCATCTCAAGTTGTTTTAGTTCTAATTTGGCGATAGTAAGTTGTAATGTAGTAGTCATAACATTATTATTTTATTTATTATTGTTATTAGAACAGTTATTAGATAATTCAGCTATTTTATCATTAATATGATTAATGATTGTTTCAATAACTTCTTTATTATTTTCCTCGTTTGTCTTAATAACATCTTGCAAACCTTTAGATGCGTCATTCAATAAGGGTAACATTTCTTTTAGTTCTTTAATTCTATTTTCTTGTTCAATCTCTAATTTATTAATAATACCTTTTTTTTCGTTTTGTATACTTTGCAACCAAAGCCACATCACGTAAAAAGTAACGCCAGCACTACCAAATATCTGAACCAATGAATTCATTTCCATATTAATTATCCGTTAAAGTATTTTTTAATTCTAAAACTTTTGAGACATCATTTAAAAATGTTTCTACATTGTATTCTTTTTCTAATAATGTTTCTTTTGTTGCTAATAACTTTTCTTTAATATTACCAGATGATTCTGAAAGTCTTTTGTTAATTAAATCTAAACATTCTCTAACGCTTTTTTTATATAAACCCTCTTGCTCAGTACCATTAGAACCAATAACAACTGAAATTAATTCTTTTTCTGATTCATTTAATTCAGAATATTCTTCATTGAATTTATTAACAGCTATTTCAGATAATACACTATTCGGTAATCCATAACCACCATCAATAGATTCCACTTTTTTATTGTTTAATATGTAATCAACGATTTCATTCTTAGCCTCAACAATCACATCAATTGTTCTTGTTGATTTTTTAGTTAAAATTAATGTATTAATATTTTCATATAATTTGGATTTTAATCCATTATCATATGACAAACTCTCGTTAATAATAGGTCCAGCTAATTTTTCATTAGCTTCTTTAATTTCTTTTTTTGTGAATTTATCTAATAGTGATATACACTCATTAACATATTCAATAGCTTTAAATTTATCAGACTCAATTTTATTCTCAATATTATAATAAACATCGAATTGAGTTTTTAAAACCGCACTCTCTTTTACTGTCTTAATATACTTCTTAAATGCAACTTTTTCTTTGCTACTATTTTTAGAAATGCCCTCAGCTAATAGGGTGTTGTATGTATATTTTATCTTACCAAAATTATCCATAGTATTTTTTAATATAAATATAATAAATTAGGTCAAAAAGTCTTATTCACCCAACATTCTATCAATGTCTTTGATAACACTATTAATATCCTCATTTATTTTTAAACTTTTATCATAAACTTTAACTCTCTCATTTAATACAATATCATCTTCTTTACTAATTGAACCAACTAAGTTGTTAAAAAGTTTATCACTCGGTTTTTTATTTTTAAATTTAACCTTACCTTTATCATCACGCTCAATTAGTAAATTACCTTTTCTTTTTCTAGATTCAGCCATTGGTTCTGGGGCTTCCGCAGAAGCCTCAGGTGCAGCAGCTTCACCACCTTCAGGTGCGGCCTCACCACCCACCTCTTCTGGTGCCTCACCACCTTCTTCACCACCAAAGTCTAAACCACCGCCGCCGAAGCCACCGCCGCCTCCACCACCAGTTGGTCCACCACCTTCATCAGCACCTTCTTCACCACCCTCAGCACCAGACATTGCGGCATCCATATCACCATATATTGAATCAACTTTATCAAACGTACCAGTATGTTTAATAACCTGACCAGTATTCTCAAGTTCAGCTGCTGCTGCTTTTTCAATTCTTTGTTCAAGTAAATCTTGTTTGATTTCATCGTCACTCCAACCAAGTATCTCCCTATGTGCTCTAGTCATAGACATTGGTGCAAATCCATTACCAGCATCAGATACAGCATCTTTATATAATGTCATCTTCATCTGTAATTGCTCAATTTTAAGTATTTCAGCTTGTGTTGATGGGTTATTAAGTGTAAGTGTAAAATTATCTAAATCGTCTTCAAACCCTAAAAGATATAAATGTATAATTGCAATTTTATTTAATTCAGCCAACATTGCTTGTTGGATTCTATTTATTGTTCTAGAAAATCTAACATCTTGTAATGATAAATTTTTACCTTCACCTTGAGCTTCATCGTAATTTAAGAATTGTTTAGGAACCCTTAGTGCTGTAAATAATTTTCTTTGTAAATATTGAATATCCGCAATTTGGTCTAAGTTAGAAGCACCAGCTAATGTATCAATAGGGTTTGGTGCATTCTCATCTCTAACTGGAATAAAATAATCCTGGTCGTTTGATAATGTATTATATCTTAAATCTACTTGACCAGTTTGTGGGTCAACAATTGGTGTTCTTTTAAATCTATTAGCAATCTCATCAACGTATGCTGGCACATCTTCCTCATCAATATTACCAACAAATATTTTATATACTCTCCTTTCTGGTGCTCTAGTTACACGATAAACTAACATAGCATCTTCAGATAATTGTAATTGTTTCCAAATTCTTCTAGCCTTCTCAAGCATTGAAGTACCATAAGGTAACCTTCTATCATCACCAAGTAATCTAAAATGTGCAATTTGCCAAGAATTAAACTCAACATCCCTACCTCTCCAGAAGAATTTAACTTTACCAGTAGTTTCCTTAACATCTTCAACATTAATTCTATTTCTACCACTAATTAGAGTATCGATAATATCACCTTCACGTCTTTCAATCTCAAAGTTTGGTAATTGTCTACCACCAGTGATACCATATTTATCATCAATATTTAATAATACAAAGTTATCACCATATTTACAGGTATTTCTAGTCCACATAGGTAAAGAAACGTGAATATCTAATCTATTAAAAAATAAATCTTCTAAAACACCTTTAATTCTATTACTATCAGAATATACATTTAATATTTTACCTTTATCATTTGTTGTTGTTGCTTCTTCCATCATTACATCTAATGCAGCTGCAATTTCTGGGTAAAACTCCATACTTTCAAAATCAGTATACGAACCAATCCTAGTTGTTTCATAATGTATTGATTGTTGAAATAATTCACCATCAACTTTTCTCCAAACATTTCTTAAATATTTGTTTTGTTGATTTTGCAATTTAACAGAATCAAATTCATCTTTGGATTGTGTCTTTATTAATACATCATTATTGATTGAATACTTATTAGACTGTTGTTTAGGTTGTTGTTTAACACCATCTGGTCCAAGTATGACATTCAATCTTTGAAATATAGTTTTCTTTGCCATAATTAATTTATTTTATATAATTATAATGAAATAAGATTAAAATTAAATACTTATTGCACATAATCGCACTCTACATAAGCCAAATGTTCCATCATACCATTTACTACTAGTAAATTATATACATACCCAGTTATATTATCATAACCTTGTGAACCTTTTTTAGCATCACAGAATGGTTTTGGTATACCACCTTTAACACCAGATTTTTTATCTATTGATGTATCAGCACACCAAACATAAAGTTGAGTTGTATTTTTACCGATGTTCTTTCTAGTAAAACATTTTTTTTCTCCAGCCATATTATTTATTATTTTATTATTTCAACCCACTAAACAACCATAAAAATTCACCTTTTGGGTCTTGCATATTTTTAGTAATACTTGAGTTAAAGTTTGGTTTCCCAGTTGTTTGTTTATTTCTTTTATTTTTTGGTACAAAACCAGTACTATAAACTTCATCAGTTGTTTTATTTGAAGTTCCAACTTGCCAAGATGATAATATTGCTTTTGTTTGTTTCTCTAATTTCTTTAATTTTTTAAATGAAGATTCCAATATCCACAATGCCATACCTAATGAAATTAAACAATCATCATTGTAACCTTCCATATGGTCAGGTCTACCATTTTTATAGATAAAAGTTTTCATTTCATTGATTAGACGTTTAGATTTAATCTTTATAGTATTAGTTCTAACTGCAATTTCTAAATGAGATATTAGTTGCAACCTAACACCATTAATGTTAAACCCAGCAACCTTTTTACCATTTTCAGTTTTAACTGAATCATAGTGCAAGTTTGGGTATTTAATTTCCACTAGTTTTGATGTTGTGGTATTACCAACACCAACGTTATCAACTACTAAATATGCTGAATATTTGGTACCATACACATTAAGTATTTCAGCAAATGTATCTGGCGGAATTTTACCTTGAAATTCAACAACTTGTTCCATTTTTGTAAAATCAATAATTTGAAAACAAGAAAAATCGGCACCATCCCCACGAGCAACATCCGCTGCCAATATGTATTGGTGGTCTTCTTCTGGTTCATTCCAAATCCAAACTAAACCACTATTCCCATCATAATAAGTGTCATCGATAAATTTTGGTTTCTCAACATTTTGGATATCATGCATATTGATATATTCATCATCAATTACATTACCCCCAGAACCAAGGAATGATACATCTAACTCTTGAGAAATTCGCTTTTTATCGTTATTCATACCCTTACACATATCCCTATACCAAGTTGAAGTTGGTTTATAACCTTTTTTTACCATATCATCAAAAGATTCTAGTGTAAATTCAAATTCAGTTACGATTTCATCACCCTTTAACCATTGTAAATCTTTATTGTATCTAGGGTCTTGATACCACTTTAATTCAATTACATTATAATCATTATCACCTTTTTCAGATTGTTCATATGTTTTATAATATAATGGGTCATAACCATTCGGTGTTGAAATTAATATAGCACCACCCCCAGTACCTAAAGATGTAATTGCAGCAGAATATAATTCAGCACCATTTACAATAAAGGCCGCCTCATCAAAAATAAGTAATGTTGGGGTATATCCACGAAGTGCATCCGTTGATGTTGCCACAGCGATGATTTTACTACCATTCGGTAACTCAATCTCAATTTGTGAATCCTTAATGAATATTGTTTTTTTTTCTTTTTCTGGTGTACCATAATAATCTGGACCCCAAACCCATCTTGGTAATTGTGAACAATAATCCTTAATACCTTTAGCAAACTTTTTAGCCAAGTTTAACTTATTGGCAATAACAATTATTGTTTCTGGGTTTTTTGAATCAGCAAATGCACATTTAACTGCACTGTATGCTTGTGTAGTTGTTGATATACCAGCTTGTCTTGGTTTTGTCACTAAATTAAAACGGTGACGTTGATAACAATCAACAATATATTTTTGTCTAACAAATAAATTAAATGGAACAAACCCTTCTTGAGTTTTATCAAATGTCGATAAATAGCTTTCTATTGCGTACTTTGGGTCAATCACACATTTCGCATATTCATTTAATATTTCACTACTTGTTAACATAGTTTTTTATTAATAAATATATGAAAAGGTGCAAAAACAAAAAAGGTGACTTTCACCACCCATTTATAAATTAGAATAAATCTTCTATTTCGAACAAATCACCCCCCATGGATTCGTTATATTCATCTTCTTTTATTTCTCTTTTTATTTCTTTTAACAATTCACCAATCAGTTCCTTACCTCTTTTAGTTCCACCCATAATTTCTTTCATTGTGTGCGCATATTCTTTAGGTTCCAATTGAGATATATCTGAATATATATGGTGTTTTAAATTAAAATCTTCTGCTGGTATCATAGAACAAAATCTACCCCATATTGCTGGACCGATTCTCATGTCCCAAGGCTCAGCTTGTACAAAATCTGATTTATTAATAACATACTCAGCAATATTTTCTTTAGTTGGTAAACCATTTGCTGATAATATTTCCATACAACCCTTAACTAACTCATGTAATAATACTGGGAAAACCATTGCTTTTGCAGTTAATGTAGTTGGTTTCTTTTTTTCTTTTGAACCAAAGTCAACTTCACATTTACCAGCGTTTTGAGATGCATCTAATTCAGGTGTTACATAATACATGTAATCAGCCGCAGTCATCATTTTTTTATAATTATTAATTAACTTAGGATTCATTTCAGTTAATTCTTTGTCAGCTAAATGGTACATATGATTTACTTTTTTAGCCGCACCTTGATTCATTGCATTTGCAAATCTCCTTTTATATACACTATCATTCGCATATTCCATTTCATTATGGTCATCGAATTCTGTAATTGTATCTGATGGTGGTGTCATATTAGTGTTTTCGGAGTCAATATACGGTGTCAATTCAACATCGATAATCACATTATCTGGTATATCAAATTCTTCCTTAACCATTTTAACAGCCAATTCTTGTAGTGATTTTCTATGGTCACTTTCAAGTTCCATAGTACCCTTAACTAATGGCATCATTTCCATCATTAAGGACATTGTATCAATCTCATCAACATTAAATGCTTTCTTAACTTCATTAACAACTTCTTTAAAACGCTCAGAAACAACTTGTGTTGCAAAATTTCTCTCATTGCCAACTGGGAAACAAGGTGAATCTCCTAAAGATGTTTTATTATTCAATAAATCTTCCTCAAGTTTAGGATGCATTCTTTCTTTTAAATCTTCGGGGTAAATAAGACTTTCAGCTAGTAAATTTCTTCTTGACATACCCAATGCGTGTTGTATTGTACTTTTATAGTTACTCATTATTTTAAATCTTTAACTTTAATTGTTTTTATAACTTTTCTTTTTCTTTTAATTGATTCTTCAAGACTATTTAAATCATTTAAAAACTTTTGCTGCTCTTCATAATCATCAGCACCAACCTCAATATCTTGTCCAGTTGGAATATCACCAAAATCTTCACCACCAGGGTAATCATTTTCACTTAACTTTAAAAATGCACTCATTTCCCCATCTCTAATATCTTTATTTATTTTACCAACTTCTTTATTTAAGTTATCAACCGCTATTTTAGATTTTTCAATATCTTCAGGTTTTGGTAAATTAACTTTATTGTTATTATTTTGCATACTTGTAGTATTACTAGTATTTGTGTTAGCCGTTGCATTAGCCACAGCTTCAAGTATTGTACTTTTCTTAATTCTCATATCATTTAAGTTTTTTATCTTTGTTATATTCTAAAACTAAATCACGTTCATATAGTTTATCATTAACTTCATTAATATCCAAACCAAATGAAAACCAAAGTCTAGTTTCTGGGTATTCATCATAACCATCAATATCTTCCCAACCTAAAGCAACTATACCATCAACAGCATCCCAAACAGCAAATGTATCACTATCTTGAACTAAATTAAATTTAATATCAGTAGTTAATTTACCAACTTGTTTAACAAATTCAGAATTAGGTGCTTCTGGTCTACCAGATGCTGGAACAGCATCCCAATCCTCACCGTCAATACCTTCTATTGTATTCGAGAAAAGGAACTCATAAATGTGGTTCCCTTCCCAGTCTTTACCAACTTTATTAATATAAATTAATTTCATTTATTTTACATTTTAGGTTTTGGACTTTTA